AAATTTCCAGTCTCAGAAGCACCAACGAAATCTCCAGAAGCCTTAAACTCTAATCCATCAACACCAGTCTTGACAACTACGATGCTACCAGCATTACCAGCATAAGTGGATGGAGTATCTGTTAATGAATCTAAAAAGTTTCCTGTGAAAGCATCTCCACCTGCAGGGCTGATGCCAGAAAAAGTTAAGCTATTACCGTCTGCGGTTACTGCCACGACTTGCCCGGCAGATCCTAGCGAAGAAGGCGTGTCGTCAAGCTCTATGAAAGATGCTGCCAAGCCACCCGTTATACCTGCTGCTCCAGAGAATGATATATTGCCAGCTCCGTCCGTAGCCAAGAAATTTTTCGCAGACCCATCGCTTGTTGGAAATGTATAGGCGTCACTAAAAGTTACTTTTTCATTTAGTTTTATATGCCCAGTCTTTAAAAATTGTGCTATAAAAGAAATACCGCTGCTAGTTATAGATTGAGAAGAAGCGTGAAAGTTTATATCTTGTTGGTTACCTATAAACATCTTCTTGCCAGACTGCGTGCCATAAATAGCGTAGTGACCTGACCCAATATTTAAAGTTGAATCTCCCGTAGAAGCAGCTCTTAAATTTAAATAGTTTCCATCGCTATTTACAGACCTAACAACTGCCCTGCTTGTAGCGCTAGTGGTTTCTGATTCTATGAAAGTAAATCCATCATTTACAGCATCTACAGTTTTGCAAAAAAGCCTGCCCCACCTCTTATTTGACTTACCTAAATTTTTATCAATATAGGGGTGAAAACTTGCGCTGTCTTCTAATACCAGCCCTGTGGTTAAGACTCCAGATTCTATCCACTTTGCGAAATAACCACTAGTACCTTCGCCCGTTGGAAAAACTCCTGTTTCTTCCTTACCGACTAAAATATTTCCCGTGATAGAAGTGCTTACTAAATCGCCTGTTTGATTGACGCCTACAAGTATTCCTGTGTTCGCTGAAGTTAAAAAGTCTCCAGTTTGATTCGTCCCGATTAAAATACCTGTGTTTGCCGAAGTCAAAAATGACCCGGTCATTGATGTATCAATTAAACTGCCTGTATTATCATATATGTTTACTCTTGCGCCCATGTTTGAATGAGAACCGCACGCATAGAAAAGATGACTAGGCGCAGTTTGAGGTACTCTAAAATATAGAGAGGTTCCATTTTGCGCTCTTGAATTAGTTACGCCTGAAGTATACTCGTATGTATAAGCACCGCCTCCGCCTTGAGTTACAAAAATGAAAGGATGAGAACTTGTGCTAGAATCTGTTCTGAACTTATAAGTGTTACCTCTTTGTAAGTTTATCTCTAGTTGTTGGACTTGTGTTGTGGCCGCATGACTAGCCCCAGTCACTTCGCTAAGCGAGTATTTTCCGCCGCCTGCTGTTACGTCAAACTGTGTGGAATATGTTCCAGAAAGCGATGATTCAAAAAGAAAGTTTCCAGTGTCTGAAGTATCTATAAAATCGCCAGTCTGCGAAGTTTCTACAAAAGTTCCTGTTCCTAAATTTAGGTTTTTTGTAAAAATTAATTCTGTTCCTCCGGGATTGCCAACGACAAACATATTTCCGCTGATGGCATCTGGAGTGTCGGACATGCCTGTAAACGTAGTGACAGAGTCAGTTATAGCCTCTGCAACATCTTTTACTGTTGCGCTCCTACTAACTCCACCATTAGAAACGAGCATAAGCCCTCCAGTTGGTACCGGAGAAATCGTAGAAAGCTGAGATATCTTTTTATTTGGCATTCCTTATTCCTATATTATTATACACTTTTTAGTACAATGGTATGTAGTTGTCTACCAACAATCCATTAGATTCTTCTAGTTCTAAATGGAACCTTTCAAAGTCTCCTGTGCCTCCGTCCATAGCATCAGTTGTCTCTAGTAGGTGAAAGTCTTCTAGTTTTCTGTCCCCTAAAAGCCCGCTAATAAAAAACCCTCTGGTTAAATCATCTGGGTCTAGCTCTGTGCTAAAAGAAGCTGAGAAATTTTTATTATCACCAATAGCCGTGTCGTAATTAAAAGCATCTAGCTTAGCCTTGTTAAAAGAATATTTGATTAAAGGGTCATCTCTGTTTTCAAATGTAGTGCTACCTGCCTGTATCGGCTCTCCAGTAGATGGAGTGTCACAATTTCTAGGCATACTTAAAGTTATAGAGAAATCATAATCTTGATTTAGATTAACTAAATCTATTAAAGATCCCGAGCTCATGTTCTCAACGATTCCGTTGATGCTTAGTTGAACAGGCACGGGAAAATTTACTTTTCTACTAATAGGAAACTTGTGCCCTAGATTATTTTCTGCCCCTCTAGGTATGTCGAATGATATGACATAAGATTCTAAATGTAGATTAGCAAAATCAACGCCCAGCCCAGAAAAAGAATCAGTAGTAAAATTTATATCTCCCGGCCGGATAACAGATATAGGGTTTCTGCTTTGCCTTTTAGGCAAGACAGAATTTAAATTGTTAAACTGATTGCCACTTTTGGGTTCTATCATAGGGCTTAAAAAACCGCTACCGCTAGTTTCGAACATAACATTCTCAGCTACAAAAGAAACATTCGCTAGTGGAAAATCTCCTACAGAAGCTTCTGTGGAATATGAGTTCATATAGCAGCGACCAAAAGATATTAAATTATGATTTGGCGCATCAGTGTCTACAAAGTCTTGATTATCTCTTTTCGTCAAGTCCTCTAAATTAGTTCCAGTATATAAATCTTCTTTATCTGACCTGACTGCAAGGTAGTAATTTTTTTTGTCTCTAAAAGATTGATTTGGAAAATAAGGGTCAGAGGTCCCCTCTTGATAATGTTGTTTATTAGTTTCGTCTTCTGCCGCAAACCCTGATATTAGACTTTGTCCAGTATTGTTAGAAAAGAAAGGAGCTCCAGCGTGAGGCTGCTCAAATTGAGCGTAGTTTACATATAGCCCCATCTTAGCTTCGTTAGACACATCTGAAACAAGATACGAAAAAGAAAAACTTACTTCAGGTGCATTTATTATAGGCCTACTTACAACAGACCTAGTATTAAATTGGGTGACTTGAGTATGAGGAACAGATATGTCATACGACAAAGCTTGTACTCTGTCTATCTGTTTTATTAAGTTGTGGGTGGTTAAAGGATTAGCGTAACTGTCGTGAGGCTCTCCTCCTACATAATCTAGGAAGTTAGAACCCGATGGTCCTACAAAAAGACCTTCCGCGTTGTAAATTATCCTTGACATTAGTCTCCATCATACTTACTACAATAAAGTATACCAGCTAGAAAATCATCTACTTGATGCTCGTAAGCAATAGACTGTATTTCTTTTACTCTTTCCTCATTTCTATCTATCGGTTCAGCAGCGTATCTACCAGCTTTAGCTAACCAGTTTTCTGGGTCCTCATTATGTATAACAATGTTAGAAATTTGTTGAGCTATTTCTTTTTGACCTTTATTTAATCTTTTGCGATTATGTAGCTGCCTAAGCGAAGCTTCAACTTCTAAATTAAGTTTGTCCGCTAAATTTAAATTATCTCTTACCTTACTTAAACTAAATCTAGTTTGTTTGTTTGCAGTTAACCCAATAGGGTTTTTAGTGTCTGTTTCTTTTGGCCTGCCAGTGCCTTCAGGTCTGCCTTTGGGTTGAGGCACTGGTTTAGCTTTATCTTTTGGTAATTCTTTTGGAGGTTTATTACCTAAGACGGGCTCGTATAATCCGTCGTCTTTTAACACTCTGAATTTTTGCTGAGATTCCACAGATTCTTCCATAGTTGGCATACGTCCAGATTCGATGGCTTGTATACCTTCTTCTGGTGTTAGTACTCCTAGTTCGATTAACCTGCTATAAACTCTTGCATATATAGAATTATCTCTTAAATCTAAGTCTTCAAAATTTGGAGTTGGGTAGTTTTTGAAACCCATCTCTTTAGAGATTCTTTTTATCTCTGGCATTAAAAAGTCGTGAATAAAAACTTTTCGGCCTTCATTAAGCCTTTCCATAAACACCTGCACTTTGATGCTAGAGTTAGCAAACTTCTCATCACTTAACAGAATGTTATTTAACCCCATTTGTATGTCATGATTACATACTTCATATTTTTTAGGATCAAGAATACCAGCGATATCAGGAATAACAAATTTTGCTTGAGTTGTATAATCAGAAATGAGAACACGTCCTACAGACTCGTTTTCAAATAGCTTCTGCATAGCCAGAAGATTCTTTTGATTCACTCCGCCTTTCTCGGGCTCTGTCCCCATAGTGACGAGAAGAATAGATTGATTCGTGGTTCTAGTTAGAGCCATATCCATCTTCTTCATTTCCTGTTTCCAGTTAATGTCCTCTAAAACAGGATAGCCCATCGGTACGGCGAAAGGTTCATAGTCTTGCTTCTTGTAAAAAACAGCGGTCATTTTGTCCATAGGTAGGCGAATAGATACCGCATTATATCCGGGCTTTCTGCCCCCTTGGCCTTTAATCTGTTTTATGGCTTCTGGGTCTAGACTTTCTAATACTTGTCTATCTTCTTCTGTTTTTGGGTTGCGAAGTCTTTCTAATTCATAGTCCGAAAGTATCTTTCTGAACTCTCCGGTTGCAAAAGTTATATTACCTGAGATCTGTATATCAGCAGGGTTTAAAATTATGTATCTAGCAGGTATTGTAAAAGATGCGTTCGAGGTGAGCCCAAAAGTTTGAGTCATTCTAGTTACGTCCGACTGAGTAACATTTGCGTCAAATCTATGGATGAAAACATTACCAGATCTGTAATACTCTCTAAAGAACTTACTTTGTAAATTATTAATATTTATTTTTTTTAAAAGAGCATCAAAAAAATCTTTTGCTTTTTTACTCCCTCCAGTAAAATAGATGTCACTCATAGAGAACTCTGTCATTAGATCAATAGTATTTCTAAAAACAGAAAAATTATAGTAAGCTTTCTGACATAAGACTATAGTGTCTCTAATATCTAGGCTAGAATTATTTGTTACCCCTTGAGAGTATCTGAACGGAATGATGCCATCATCAATATTTCTATATCTATCGGTCCGTTCAATAGACCCAGCCTTATTGCGCCGCGATCTAGTAGAAGCGACAGTCTCAATCAAATCTCCGCCAGCCATTAGTGGTTCGTTAGCGGTGTTTTCGTTCTTAGCTTTTCTCTTAACTGCCATTTTAACTTTAAATTACACTTAATCAATCATTCTTGGAACAAAAGTCGCGTTAACTTCTTCAACTTTTACATTCCTCATATCATTATATGCTTTCACTGCCCAATTGCCCAACATTAATGTTGTATAATTATCTTTTCTTGCGCGATTGGCAGAGTTGCTCCTACGAAGATGTTGCGGCAGATCAAAACTTTGCGTGCCTTTTGCGGTAGACTTAACTTCAATTAGCGCGCATTGTTTCTTAGTTTGATAGATTAAGTCATCCTGAGTTTCTATCATTTCTCCTATATCGTTAAAGTGAGTTAGCTTTAGCGGTATCTTAGTGGATGACAACCTTGAGAAGAAGCTTCCTGATGCAGCAGTTCTGGAGGCAAAGAATATTTTCTTGTGGTCTATACAAGATTGTAAATATTCATTAGCGTTTCTTAGAAAATCAGAACTAAACACTTGCTTAAAGCAAACCACGTTATCTTTGGGGCTGTAAGTTCTTTTAACTTTTTTAAGTTCTTGATCATAAGCCACGCCTTGCTTTTCTGTGTTAAAGTCAAAAAACTTAATTTCTAGTCCAGCTTCTCTAAATATTTCAGACTCATTAGCACTATCGATAAATTGATATCCAGCATTATCAATAATTATCATCTTGATATTAAAATTTTTATATAAGTAAAAAAGATATTTGATATGATTTTTTAGATCGCCTCCTGCGACAGCGTATGAATGAACTAAAGTATAAGAGTCTTCATCTAACTCAATAAGCGACATTGCAAAATAATCAGAACTAGGACTATTACTAAAACTAGGGTCTATACCAAGTATGTACTCTTTTTCTGGATTGCCAGCAATTAAAGTGTGCGGGGCTTCTCCGTCCGGCACAGTGCACTCGTGCATCTTTTTTGCGCTAAAATAACTATCACTTCCGTCTGTAAATTGCGCTCTATATTCTCTTTGAAAAGAAGAGTTAGAATTACCTCCTGACTGAGCTTCTTCAATAACAGTCTTATCAATCATATCTTCCGGAACAGAGTCAAACCCCATTTGAGATATAAAATATTTAGAATCAAGCATATCATCAGAGTAAATATTACCCATCCACTCTTTGTATGTTTTATAAAGATTCTCGAAACTGTAACTTGCAGAAGATAGCGCTATCATTTTTGATTTGTTTTCAAACACCATCCTATCTTTTTCTTCCATCTTACCGTTCTTGATTAAAGAGTCTTCTATTTCTCTAACTCTAATTCTTTCTGCCATGTCTTGCGGTGCAACCAAGAACGGCATAAGAACTGTTTTAATAGTCTCTTCTGGTAATAGCAGGTACTCGTCGAGCACAAGAATGTTGGCGCGAAAACCACGAATCTTTTCGCCGCTCAAAGGAATCGCTGTGATACTTCCGCCGTTTATCCTCCATTCGAACTGATCGTTACGTTTAGATTTAGCCCCGAAAGCTTGAGCTAGCAGCTCTGCGCCCCTAGTCTCTACTATCTTTTCAAGGTTTTGAAATATAAATCTAGCAGTACGAAATGTCGGGCCAGCTATAAGGATTTTTGTATTCGGCTCGAAGATGCATTGTAAAAAACAGTACACGGACGCGATAAAAGTCTTACCGCATCCGCGCCCCCAGACACACATATTAAAGTTCCTATTAAAGAAACCTTTGAGAGTAACTTCTTGAAACGGCGCAAGTTTTATTCCTGAGATTAACTCTACAGTAAAACCCAAGTTTGCTCTTAAAAATTTAGCAAGAGATATCTTAGCTTGTTTAGAATCTAGCTCGCCTTTTAAATCCAAAAGCTCCAGATTTGTGTCCGTTACTTCTCTTTTATATTTTTCATGCACGTACCACATCTTAGTCTAAATAAGCTATAAGAATAATTAAGAATAAAAGAATCAAAGCTTGCTCATAAGTTAGCTCAATTTTACCTCTCATAACAATTTCAAATCGTAAGCATACTGCAGGTCTACATCTTTGTACTCGCAGTTGCTAAAAAATATTCTTTTCATAACTCTTTCTGATTCTATTCTATCTTTAACAAATAAAAATTGAATGTTTGGATATTCTTGTATCAAAGTTCTGATATTATGAAATATGTGCTGGGGATTAGTCCTTACATTTTTCTTGTAAGTCCTCTTCATCTTGTGAAACATTAAGCTTGAATTATAATCGTTCTCGATTAAAACTATAAGATTAGCATTTTCTGATTCGGCCCTTTCTATTTCATTACAAAACCTTTCGTATCCTC